CTGTTGTAGTTAGTGTCGGTGCGGTATCTTCGGTGAACTCATATGCAGCATTAAATGTAACTGTTCTTGAGCCTGTGCCATCTTGAATAATTAATAAAGATACAAACTGTCCTGTTTGTGCATTGGTTCCTGCACCTAATGTTCTGTTAGCACCTAATGTTACTTTTGCTACTGGTGATGTTGATACATCCCAAGCTATAGTAGAGGCATCTGTTAGTGTTGCTTCTGCATTATATGCACCCACATTAAACTTTGCATTAGCTGATGATAATACAAATCTATCTGTACCACCTGCTTTGAAATCTATTTGGTCATCTGTATCTGCTGTAATACTGGAGTCACCATCTACATCTAATATAAACTCTGCACCATTGATATCTGTATTCATCGGTCCACCCACTGCACCAGATATTTCTACGATAAAGATTGAATCTCCACTTGCAGGTGCTGTGGTAAAACTAATCTGTGTGCCACCTGTAGCTAGTGTATAGTCTGTTCCTGGTCTTTGAATAACACCATTTTTAGATACTAATAATTGTGCTGCAGAACCCACCTGTGTGCCTAAATTAAAATCAGTGGTAGAACTGTTAAAAGTTCCAGTAAAACCTAAATCTGTAAATGTACCATTTTTAATTGATTGTCCTATGTATGCCATATTATTCTCCTGATTCTGCTATTGTATTACCTGCGGCTACCCACTCTAGTATTTCTTGATACATTCTATTATTCTCATCATGAGGCACTGTCCATTCCTTATCGTCATTATAAATGACTATGTAATTATGTTTTGTATTATCATCTACTAATGGTTGTTTTGTTACACTTTTAATCATTTATATCTCCGAATCTAATTCTATGTCAGTCACATTTGTGGTTGTACCTCTGTCTGTTTTTTCAGCAAAGACAGAATAACCCTTGTCAGTTATTGTTTGTGAATCTATGGTTCCTGTATTATTTGTTTTTGAAACACTAGGTGCTGCTCTCATTGTTGTGTTAAAAGCAAAAACACCCCCTAGTCTTGTTGTTGTGTTTCCGTCAAGAGCAGTTGTCCATAATTTAAAACTTGCGTAATCTTGAAAGTATCTACAACATCTTCTTAAATTATCGTCAATGCTCTCAAAGGGAAAAGCAGGTATTGTATTTAAATCAAATGTTCCTACTTCTAATTGCACTCCTGTTAAAGCCCAGTCGTTATCGGTGCTTCCCGCTAAATCAAAATTTGTTACATTTCTATCTGCGTTAGAACTTGCTTCCCATGCTGTCGGCACTGCTCCACCAGAAAAATTTGAACCCCCGTCTAAAAACCATTCTATTGTTAAACTATTATTAGCATCATTATCAAACGCTCCAGTAGTGTCGGCAGGAAAATTAATTATCTTTTTTTCCCATGTGTCAGTAGCATCAATATTATAAGTGCCGCCAACTTGTCTTGTATTATCAGCATCTCTTAAATTTACTTGTAGATTGCTCCCTGTTTTATTTGCCTTTACCCAAAATGCTAAAGTAAAAGGTTTTGCATTAGCAGTTCCTTTCAAAAAAGCGTTTAAATTTTGTCCTTCTATTCTTTGTTCTATTGTGGTTTGTTCCCCTGCACTACCTGCTGATGCTTCCGCAGTAGTGGTGTCTAATCTTAGTGCTTTTTTAAAACCATTTAGATATGCGTTGCCACTTGTTAAAGACTCTTGAATTACAGTGTATGTTCCTGTTTCACACACAGTTTTAAATCTATCTACTGTTGTATATGAAACTGCATTATGACTAGTTACTGAGGTCGCTCTTTGAGCAACTTGCATATCTCCATTAATAATAATAGGAGTTACTATTCTACTTCTATCTAATCCTGCATCTGTTACTTTTGTAATACTCATCTATCCTCCTATAACTTATCCATTTCTGCTTTTACTTTTGTCCATGTAATTTCTGAGTGAGGATTACTATTTGTTATAATAGCATTTCCATTTTCTGAAGTACCTGTAATCCATTCAATATTATTATTAAAATCATCTTCAGTTAAAATATTATCTTTAACATTACAAATTACATCAGCTTTTAAAATCCTTAATGACTTCCAAAATTTTTCCATGTTTTCCATTATGCTAATACCTCTTTTGTTGTCATAAACATATAACCACCTTGACCAGCAACATTTTGATTCATGTACATAGTCATATCAGTATTATCTACTTTGTGTTGTACACGATATATAACTGCACTTGTAGTGTTTGGACTATCTTCAAATTCAAAAGCTAATCCATAACCTTGATGGTCTAAGTCAGCTTTAAAAGTAAACATAGATGAATTATGACCTGAATTGAGAATATAAGCAGTGCTACCACCTATATCTCTTTGAACCACTATATGACCTAAGTTGGTACTATTGGTGACAACAGCAGTAGAACAATACCATGATACTAAAATCTTAGAACTTGTTGAAGAAGGTGTTATTGCAGTTGGTGTAAATATTGTAGCATAGCTTGTAGAGTTTGTAGAAAATTTACTTGTAGAATTATTATGAACTACTTGTCCTATTTTACCAAAGCCTGTTGCTTTAGCTGAAGTTACCGCATCATCTGCTATACTATTTGTTCCTATTGTACTAAGTGCCATGTTTACCCCTTGCTATTTGCATCCTTGACAGCCTTGATATGTTTG